CATTGGTTAAGCAAAAGGTGATACGGACTGGGTGTTGTACCCGTTCCATTGTTTGGCTTGGTTCATAGCTTTAATTAGGCTGCAGACTGCTTTGTCGTCACCAGTAGCCACAGACACCTCCAGACGGTGCTGAAGCATCGCTAGGACGCTGCTGGTGTTGATTGGTTCGGAAGCTTCCTCAAGGCTTGGTCCATCGTCACTCAGCTCGATCTCAGCTTGTGCGGCTGTGATGTCGTTGTAAGCAGTGGAACGTGAGACGCAAAACTTGGCGCTAACCATTGTGGCGACTGAAGCGGTACGGATGCCCCTTTCCAGCATTGCTCTTGTGTAACTGAGGCGGGCTTGGACTTCCTGTTGGGTTGACATTGGTTGAGTTAGACAAATTGGAAAAGTTGGACGATTAAGGTTTGTCGGTGGTGGTTGCCGACTTCTTCAGTTCTTCATGCTGCTGATAGACAGCCTTCCACCGAAGGTGGGCTTTTACGCGTGCTTCTTTTAACTGAGCCTTTAGTTTTTCGAGCGCAGCTGCGTTCTCCGAGCCACCAACAAAGGTTTGGATCTTTTCCTGCTCAAGCTTGTTCAAATAGCCGCTTAGGACTTCGTACTTAATCTCAATACCGCCAAGCTCTCCCAAAAGGCTGTCAATCTTCTGGGATTTTTTTTGGCTGATATTCTCAAGATCAAACATCTTATTCTGCAAGATGTCATGGATGTAATCCAGCTCACGAATTTTGAAAGCAGCAGAATGAAAGAACTGCTCCTTTTTTCGGATCTGTTGTTCGATGTCCGTTACGTGTTTTTGGAGCGTTGTGTGTGCCGAGTCGGCGGCTAGAAGCTCTTGGAAGGTTTGAATGGTCATTGGTCGGAAACGTTGGTGATTTGGTTTAAGTGCTGTTTTAGCACCATCAATGTGTAGCGGTGGCGCGTCAGGTCTCCCCTGGCTTGATCCAATTGAGTTAACTCTTTCTCGCCAATGCGAAGTCTTAGGTTGATCTGAGCCCAATGGGCCTTTTGGTATTCGCGCTGACGCTCACGTTTATAAAGATGAGCTTCAATGATCGCATCGACTTGTGATGGTGTTAGATCGTGTTTCATTTTTCGAGAAGCCTGGTGATTTTGTCCAGGTGATCTTCAACGAGCTGTTTAACGTAAGCGGAACGAGAAAGGTCGCCCCTCACGTAATCAAGCTGGGTTAAAAAATCGCTCTCTTTTCGAAACCTAAAATTGATCTGAGCATAATTGTCGTTACACTCCTGCCGTTTAATCTGTCGAAGGATTAAGGAATCAATCTTGTCTGAGGAGATCCATTTGCCAGGGATGCCCGATCCGCTGAAGGTAAAATCGTGTTTCATTTGAGGTTTGGGTTTAGTTCTGCTGGTGTTGGAACGGATGGCAGGGACTCGCGCCAGAGTTCTTCAGCGATCAAGTCGTCAAGCTTCTGGCGGTCGTAGGCATCTAGCTCCATGGCTTCGATGTCATCGTCAGATGGCGGCCAAGCTGGTTCAAGCTCACTGGGGAGCATGAAGTCGTCGGAGTTGTTCATTAGTTGAATTGTGATGTGTTTTGGTGCGGCCCTGTCGTGTACCAAGACACGACATTTCCTGGTATCCCGCGTTCTGATAGTTGCTGATTCCAATCGTCCGCCAGCTCATCAGCGTCCATTTGGGATGTGATCAGTTGATACACGACTTGGTGGCCGTGTCGTTCGGTGTACTGGCAAAGATGAAAGACGTGGGTTTGTTGCTTGGGTTGGTTCATTGGTTGATTGTGCTTTGCACTCCCGTAATATAGGACGAATATCAGCCAGCCGTCAACAACAGCGCATAAAAAAAGACCCCTAGCTGGGGTCTGGTGGTTGTTGGTGCGGTGGCTTAAACGGCTGCAGCTGCCCTGCGACAATTGTGGTTATCTTGCCAGCCATAAGACACCCAGTCCTTACCTAGCCAGGGGTTACCCACTGCCCATGTTGTGGTGATTAGCCATTGGCCTGCCTTTTGATAGACGACACAATCGTCAGTAAAGCAAGCCAGCAAAGCGTTGAGTCTGCTCTTTGTTGTGGTGGTACGCCAGCCAGCATCATTAAGACCTAAGCCTTTACACCCTGCCGCATAATTCAAAGAAGAATCGAAGCGGGCTATTTCGTTATCGTGGAGTCTCACCACGATGTAACGCTCATAGCTAGGGGTTCCATGAATGCCGACATGTTCTGTCGTGACTTCGGTGTTTCCAGTTCTCCAGGTTTGTTCGGAGCCGTTGATTTGATCACGGACGGCTAGAACCATCTGGGCTTCAATCTTTCGCATGGTGTTGTTTGGTGTTGTTGGTACGGATGAAAAAAGGCCAGCCATTGAGGCCGGCCATTCATGACGGTTATTCGGCTGTGTAACCGTCAAACCAGACGCCAGCCTCGCGAGTATCGGGACGGCGACAGTGTGCCTGTGCCTCGTCAAGCGTTAAACCGCGTTTGATGGTGCGGTCTGACTTGTTGAGGCGTGGAGCAAACGACCGAACGATCTTGAAGGTTTCCATGGTGTGGTTGATTGGTTGATCTTTAGAATACTAGCAGACAAGAAGAAAGCCCGACGCGTGGCCGGGCTCCTTGCTTAACGTCCGTAAACAGTGAGAAGACATTCCGCCTTCTCTGCATTGGAACGTAAACACCGTTGCATCGCTTGTTCGTTCTCAACGTTAAAGACGACAGCCCCAAACGTTAAGACCAGCAAGAACGCCGACAGCGTGGCACCTAAGCGCCATGCGTCCAGCGTGTTTTCGTCAATCATTCTTTGAGCCATGGTGATTGGTGCGGTTGATTAATGGAATAAATGAGCCCCGAAGGGCTCAACAACTAAAACAAAATACCCCAGACGATCGCAACACCTAAGCCCCATAATGTGACTTTTAACTGTTGCTCAAGCTCGGAAATCTTGCTCGACTGATCATCGATAAGCTCGCAAGCATTGCTTAAGATCTCATCCTTGCCGGTCTGCGCTGTGGTGGTTTCCATGGTGTTGGTGCGGTTGATTGGAGGTGGTTTTCCTGCATTCTCTGGGAGCAAGCCCGCAAGGCCCGCAAACTGCAAGGACGCAGTTACGAAGCCGCCAGGCTCGCCCGGATCGTGCAGGATTGGAGCCGATCGGCTCCCAAATTGTCGAGGTTCTGAAGATGTAAAGTCTTCTTGCCTAGCATCCTAGCAAACTTTTTGCAGAATAACGACCTAGCAATCTAAATAAATGTTACAAGTCTGGTGGGGGTAGTGTTGCGATCTCTTGGCGGCAGGTGAAGTTCCCGCGTACCCCAAATATATATCCGTTCAACAGTTCTATTGTGCTAAAAAAGCCCCCACAATTAGTGGAGGCCGGGGGTGGGGGTCAAGTTTTGAGGTCGTATCAGTCGGTCTTGTCCTGAATTTTGATAGTCAAATCAGGCGCTTGAATGTTGACAGTCTCAGTGGACTCACCAATTACGCGCCCAATCGAATCCAGCACCTGGCTTGCGGTCTGCAATTGCCCCTTCTTGATCGCCTGATTAAACAGTTTGGTACGCATGTGCTGAAGCCGCGCCAACATGTTTTCGCGGTCAGACTTCCAGTCTTCATCAACGAGAAGCTTTACTTCTGCCCAATCGCGCCAAGCAGTATTGATGCTGACCTGTTCCCGCTCAACATGCTCATAAACAAGCGCCCTAGCCGACAACCCCTCTAACTGCCGACGATATAAACGCCGCACACGATCTTCTTTTGCATTATTGGAGCGGCGTTCGTCTTGAGTCATGCTTGATACGACCTTTTCTAAGATCTTAACTGGTAGAAAGGCTTCTAGCCTTCGATTAAGGGGGGCAGGGGTCAAGAATCTGTGTAATGTGGCATTTATGAGCCAAAAAACCGCACCAATTGAGCTTCGTTGGGCTCAAGGCCAAGTATTTTCGTGCGAAAAACGCTTCAGAGTTTTAGTAGCGGGTCGTCGCTTCGGCAAATCGTATTTGTCTTGCGTTGAATTGGTGCGTGGAGCGATCAATCGACCTGGGGAGACATTTTTTTATTGTGCTCCGACGTATCGGATGGCAAAGGACATTGCGTGGCGAGCCTTAAAGAAGCTTGTGCCCCAAGTTTGGATCAAGAGCAAGAACGAAACCGACCTACGACTTGAGTTGATTAATGGATCAACGATCGAGCTAAAGGGAACAGAGAACGCAATGGCCTTGCGGGGCCGCAGTTTGTCTGGGGTGGTATTAGATGAGGCTGCCTTTATGAGTTCGGACGTATGGTTTGAGGTGATTCGACCTGCGTTAGCGGATAAGGAGGGATGGGCATTATTTATTTCAACGCCGGACGGTACGGCTAGTTGGTTTTATGACTTGTGGTGTTATGTGCCGGAGGACGAGACAGGATTATGGGAACGCTGGAGTTATACGACGATTGATGGTGGCAATGTTAGTAAGCGTGAAGTTGAGGCAGCCCGCGCCCAACTTGACACAAGAACATTCCGCCAAGAATTTGAGGCAAGCTTCGAGAATCTTACGGGTCTTGTTGCCGTCAGCTTTGGTGATGAGAACATCTCTCAAGAGGCCAAGGATATAAGTATTCAGCCATTGCTCTTAGGAGTTGATTTTAACGTTGATCCGATGAGTGGTATTTGCGCGGTCAAAGACGGCGAGACGTTATATGTCTTCGACGAGATTATGTTGACTGGCGGCGCAACAACCTGGGATTTTGCCGAGGAAGTTACACGTAGATATGGTGTGGATCGAAGGATTATTGCGTGTCCAGACCCTACAGGCGGCGCACGAAAGACAAGTGGAGTTGGTGTAACAGACCACGCAATTTTGCGTCGCAGTGGATTTACGGTCCAATCACCTAGGGCTGCATGGAAAATCCGCGACAAGATCACGGCGGTTAACACTGCATTACTTGATGCTGCTGGAACGCGAAGGACGGTAGTGCATCCAAGGTGTAAACATCTGATCAAATCGTTGCGAACATTGACGTATGCACCTGGGACAGGGCTGCCAAATAAGAATTTGGGAGTTGACCACGCCTTTGATGCGTTCGGTTATTTAGTTTTACAACAGTTTAATTTGGCCAAACCGGAGACGATGGGACCAACTTCCTACCGGCTGTATTGAGGTTGTTATTGGACGTGTTGCCAAGACCGTCCAACGATTGCTTTATATGCAGTTGATTGCGCTACATCAAAAGCAAGGGCACAGTCAAACGAGCTAGCGCCACCAGCAGCAAATTCACGCATTTCACGCACGGTATCTTCTGTGAGTTTTGAATTTTGCTGGTCTTCGCCCTTGCG